AAGTAGTGTGGCGAGTCTTTAAGTAGGCTTAGTTCTCTAAGCAGGACGGGTAAGGACGTGGGTTCGAATCCCACTCACACTATATTAAAACTGATCGCGTGCTTGCACGCCACTAGCTGGTAGACATTAGTCTATCGACTTTTTATTTTGGAGGAAAAGAATATGAATGAGCAAGAATTTACTAAAGTGTGTAAAGAAAAGGTAGTTGAATACGCAAATAAACATCTAGATAAGACTGACAATGCTTCTATCGATGAATCTAATGTTTATATTGTTTGGCAATGTAAGACGCTTCAAAATAACAAGGCTTTGCTATCAACTACATTAACCGATGGAATGTATTATGAGGCTACTTACAACGGTGACAAGAAGGAATTATATCTTGATGCCTACAAGAAATTTGATAATATTGAATATGATTTTTAGCTAGAGGAAAAGAATGTGACGTTCAGTATATAGATACATGCGGTTACTCTACCGATTAAAAAAGGAGCATTTTAGGCAGGGTCGCCTATTTAAAAAAGGCCCGCACATTTGGTTTAACCCTCAATAACCAGTTATGATAAAGCTGGTTATATCATGTGGAGGTATGGCTACTGCTAAGCAAAGTTTTTTCGTTAATCCCAACTTGTTGCACAACAATTGCAGACATTCCTTTAATTTATTTCAAATACTAATTCCTTTTAAGACTTAGTAATTCGGTTCGATTCCGGATATCCACATTTTTTTATTAGTTTGATAGCTCAATAGGTTAGAGCACTCATCTTATAAGTGAGAGACGTAGGTTCAAGTCCTAACCAAACTATTTATTCGAGATCAGTTAATTATAACTGGTCTTTTTGTTTTGGAGGCGAGCATATGTACAAATATATATTAGATAACTTTTTAAAAATGGCTAAAGATGAACGATATTTCAGTAAATATGTAAACAAAGATATGCAATCCATGAAGAAAGATCACGATAAGTTGAAACAAGATAATGAACGGTGGTTTAGCAAATTATGAAAATGATTCACACATCATGCGGTTATATGACTTCAATGGAAGCTAAGATAATTGGTGACGTTGCTAGAGATGAAAAGAAGCAAAAAAAGAAGCACCTTAATAAAACTAAACCAGTTAGAAAGTAGGCAATTAATTTGAAAGGAGGGGCGCTGATGTTATGGCAAAAGCTAAGTATAAAGAATGGCTAGAGCCGGAAGGCTTACTGTTAATCAAAGGGTGGAAAAATAACGGCTTAACTGATGAACAGATTGCAGATAATATTGGCGTCAGTCATAGAACTTTTGAACGTTGGAAATCAGAACATAGTCAGATAAGACAGGTAATAAAAAGAGGCAAGGAGCACGCCAATTATGCCGTAGAAAATGCACTGCTTAAAAAGGCATTATCAGGTAACACAACGGCAATGATATTCTGGCTCAAAAACAATTACCGTGAGAAGTATTCAGATAGTCAAAAGACACCACTTGAAGAACAACTCACTAAAGAACAAATTAGGCGTGCTAAGGCTGATGCTGATGTTGCTCAAGCTAAAGCTGACATATTTACAGGTAATAATGGAAGTAACGAAAATACAATTATTATAGATGACATTGGAGATGATGATGACGGCAGCGAAAGCAACGACAAGCAAGACAATAATTAAAATGTCAGACTTGGTAAATCCACATTTCAGAAATATGTGGACAACTAACAAGCCATACATTATCGCAAAGGGCGGACGTGGTTCGTTCAAGTCATCAACTATCAGTCTTAAAGTTGTAACCATGATGAAAAAGCAAATACAAGCTGGACATGTTGCTAATGTTATTTGTGTTCGTGAAAATTCTGTTAACTTGCGTGATTCGATATATAGACAAATTCAGTGGGCTATCGATATGCTGAACATGACGAACGAGTTTACTTATCAAGTATCGCCAATGCGCATCATCAATAGACGAACGGGTAGTGCTTTTTATTTTTATGGAGGTAACAATCCCGAACGTTTGAAGTCTAATACGCTACAAAATGTAATAGCACTTTGGTACGAAGAAGCTACTAATTTTGATTCCGATGAAGTATTCGATCAAGCTAACCCCACGTTTATTCGTCAAAAGTCGCCTTATGTTAATCAAGTGAAAGTCTTTTATTCTTACAATCCGCCTCGTAATCCGTATGATTGGATCAACGAATGGCTAGAACGTTGTAAGCAAGATCCAGATTATTATATTGATAGTTCTACATATTTGGACGACGAGTTAGGAATAACAACACCACAACAGTTACGATTGATCGAGAGATATAAGGAAAACGATCTAGATTACTATAAGTGGTTATATCTCGGACAAGTTATAGGATTAGGCGACAACATTTACAATATGAGCCTATTCCATTCTTTGAAAGAAATACCCGATGATGACGAATTAATGAACATATATTTTTCAGTCGATAGTGGACACGAAACATCAGCGACAACAGAAGGTTGCTATGGTATCACTGAAAAGGGCAAAGCAATTTTGCTTGACACTTATTATTATTCACCAGCTCACAAAGCTAACAAAAAAGCGCCCAGTGACCTTGTCAAAGACTTATATGAGTTTGAGCAAAGGAACATAGAGCGTTGGGACTTAGATCCTTATAAGCGTTCTGCTGATAGCGCCACGGCTGATTATGCGTTAGATAATGAGTTTTACAAAGATTATGGTGTTCAATGGCATCATGTAAATAAAACTAAAAAAGTACAAATGATTGACCATGTGCAAGATTTATTAGCGCAAGGTCGATTCTATTATCTAGATACAGAGAACAATAAAATTTTTATTGAGGAACATAGGCAATACCGTTGGGACGAAGACACGGTAGAGTCCGACAATCCAAAAGTTATCAAGGTTAAAGATCACACATGCGATGCACTACAGTACTTCGTACTCGATAATCAACGTGACCTTGATTTGAAATGGTAGGTGAATGAATTGAACCTAATCACATCACTAAAAAGAATATTTCAGAAAGGACAGGTAGTAATGGGAGAGCGTAAATCTTTAAGCCAGATTACTGACGATAGCCGTATTAATATTGACGAACACGAATACGAGCGAATCCGCAGAGATTTTAGATATTATCGAAACATTTATCCCGCAAAACATTACATAGATGTTAATGGTGTTAGACGTAAACGTGATTACAATACAATCAATCTAACTAAGCGAGCTTCCCAAAGAATCGCTTCAATCGTCTTTAATGAACAATGTGAAATTGATTTTGAAGATAAGATTGTTAACGATTTTCTTAATCAAGTTTTGGAAGACAACGACTTTAAAAACCAGTTTGAAATGAACCTAGAAAAGGGAGTTGTTGCTGGAGGTTTTGCTATGCGTCCATATGTGGACAATGACAAAATTAAGATTGCTTGGGTTCGTGCTGATCAATTCTATCCATTGCGATCAAATACTAATTCAATTAGTGAAGCGGCAATCGCAAGTAGAACATCACAAGTAGAGAACAATCAAACAGCATATTACACATTGCTAGAGTTTCATCAGTGGAACAATGGAAATTATGTTATTACCAATGAATTATATCGTTCAACACAGCCAGATATTATCGGTATGCAAGTCAATTTAAGCGAATTGTACCCAGACATTGAACCAGAAGTTATTGTCAACGGCGATGGAATGATTAGGCCACTATTCAGTTATTTCAGAATGCCTGGAGCTAATAACATTAGTCTTGAAAGTCCATTAGGTATTGGGATTGTGGACAATAGCAAGTCAACATTGGATAACTTAAATCTTACGCATGATAGTTTCATGTGGGAGATTAGAAACGGTAAGAGAACCGTGGCAGTCCCAGAGTCGATGTTAAGATTCGACACACGAAACCATAGACCGATGTTCGATACTGATACCGATGTATATCTCAAAATGCAATCACAGAACGATGATGTTGATATTAAGGACTTAACGAACGACATTCGAGTTCAACAGTTTACAGATTCGATGAATGCTTGGCTGCGAGAGTTTGAAGGTAACATTGGTGTGGCAGAAGGTACTTTCAGTTATAACCCTAATAGTGGAATACAAACGGCAACAGAAGTTGTGAGTGAGAACAGTGCGACTTATCAAACTCGTTCAAGCATATTGACCAACGTCACAGCTTGCATTAAACAGCTTTGTCAATCAATCCTAGAAATAGCAAGCGTCCCAGAGTTTTTCAGTGACAGCAAAGCTAGATTCTCTATTGGAGATACATCTTTGAAAGATTTGAATGACATCGGTATCAATGTTCATTACGATGATGGAGTTTTCGTTGATAAAGACAAACAAATGGACGAAGACTTAAAGAATGTCGTTGCTGGTGTACTTTCTAAAGTCACATTCTTACAACGTAACTATGGAATGTCTAAGACGGGTGCATTACAAGAGTTGCAGAACATTCAAAGTGAAGCTCCAGATCCAGAAACACCGAGCGGAGCAGAAACAACTTTGTTTGGAGGTGGTGAGGGTGATTGATTACTGAAAACGATATGCAAAATAAAGCGGACAGTATCGCAAGCCTTTATTCAAACTTGCAAAATGAAATATTTAATAGAATTATTTTCTATTTGAAAGATTCAAATTATAAGAACGTTGGTAAAGATAATGTCTTAATGTGGCAGACGGAGCAGTTATCTAAAATGGGTATGCTGACAAATGATGTGATTAAAATGCTGTCACAAGTCACGGGAGTAGCCGAGAAAGACATCAAACAAATGGTTATCAATAGTGGCTTACAAGTACAAGGTGAAATGAGTTCTCAATTAGTGGAATTAACACATAAGTCTAATGTCACTCCTAATAACCATATGTTGCTTAACGGAATATTGCAGCAGACTTATTCAAATATGAACAACGTTGTTAATCAATCACTAATAAGCCGTAACGTGACAAGTAATCAAGCCTTGAGAACATATCAAGATATTGTTAATAAGTCTACCGTCGAAACGATTACAGGCCTTAAAACGCACGAACAAGCTGTATTTGATAATGTAGTTAAGTGGATCAATTCGGGGATCAAGACGAACCTAGTTGATAAGGGCGGACATAATTGGTCGCTGGAAGGTTATAGTCGCATGGTTATTAATTCAACGGCACATAATACTTTTAATCAAGTTCGATTAAGTACCATGAGCGAATATGATGTAAAGCTGGCAACAATGAGCAGTCACGCTGCTGCACGTCCTGCTTGTGCGCCAATTCAAGGTAAGATTGTTAATCTAGTCCCAGAATCGGATATAAATTACGATTCAAGATATGACAGTATATATAACCATGATTATGGCAAGGCTAGTGGAACACAAGGTGCTAATTGTCGTCATGAATTGTTCCCGTATATTGAGGGTGTAAGCACTAATCCGTTTCATCACCCTAATACGAATGAAGCTATTAAAAACGGAGAGATTCAGCAACAACAAAGAGCCTTAGAAAGACGCGTCCGCAAAGATAAGCAATTATTAGCGGCTGCCAAAGAGCTTAACAACGAAGAAGGAATTGCACGTTACAAGAGCAATCTTAATAACCACCGTTCCCAGATTCGTGACATAGTAAACAACAACGACTTTCTGTATCGGGATTATAGCCGAGAGAAAGTCATCATTAAGCATTAATTATTGTCCCGAATATGACATTAAACTTTTCGTTGAGTTTTAGACAAAATGTCTGAAACTATTTTTTATGCAAACAATCTGTCGCGGACGTTACCGCGTAACAAATAATGTCAGGAGAAATAAGCATATGGAACGTAAGCAATTGAAAGATTTAGGATTATCAGACGATCAAATTACTGGAGTAATGAAGGTCTACAATAGCGACATTGATCCGTTGAAGACTAGCGTAGCAACTCTTACTAGCGAACGAGATTCATATAAGCAAGGCGTTAGTGATAGAGATGCACAATTGAAGGACTTGAAAGAGAAGTCTGGAGATAATGACGAGTTAAAGAAACAAATTGCTGATCTTCAAAAGTCCAATAAAGAATCGGCTGAAAAGTACCAAGACGACCTTACGAACGTCAAAAAGGATAGCGCCATTAAACTTGCGTTAAGAGATAGTAAAGCCAAAGATTCAGACATTGTTTTAAAGAGTTTGGATCTAGACAACATCAAGCTAGGCGATGACGGCAAGCTGACCGGTCTAGACGAACAAATTAAGGGCTTGAAAGAAAGTCACGACTATTTATTCGACAGTGAAACACCAAAGCCTAATAAACCGATTAACGCATTCGCTGGTGGAAATCCTAATGGCAATCAAGAGGACGGCAAAGATTCAATAGTAAAACGTATTGCTGACAGAATGTCGGCAAAATAAAATACACAGGAGATTTTAAAATATGGCAATCGTATTGGATTCAAAAGACATGGCAACAATTGATGAAAAGTATCAAGCGGAGTCACAAGTTTGGCAACCACTTACAGCTGGAGCAAAAGGAGTTACAGCTTCTGATTTTGTTGGAGCACATGAAGTAAGAATTAACAAAATGGACGGATTTGTTCAAGCACAAGCATATAAGCGTAATCAAGACAATACACGTTCACAAATTAATGTCAGCAAAGAAACAATTTCATTAAAGAATGAAGATTGGTTTGCTTATGACTTGGACGAACTAGATATGGACGAAAACGGTGCTTATGACGTTGCTAACATCGTTGAAGAACACAATCGTCTAGTTACTATTCCACATCGTGATAAAGTGGCAATGCAAGCCTTGTATGACAATGCTGGTCAAAAAGTTACTGACACAATCGACGCTAAGAACGTTCTCGATGCTTATGATGCTGCCGAAGCATACATGCTAGATAATCAAGTACCTGGTGGATATGTGCTATTCGCCTCAAGTGCTTTCTATACAGCATTAAAGAATGCTGCTGGTGTTTCACGTTCATTTTCAGTTAATTCAATGGGTATCCAAGGAATTAATCGTACAGTCGCACAACTTGACGGTAGTGTTCCAATCTTGAAAGTTGCTAAAGATCGTCTAGCTGGTACATCAATCAGTGGCACAGTTCAATTTGCTTTAGCACCTTTGACAGCAGTTGCACCAATCGTTAAGTATGACAACGTTTCTGTAATTGACCCTTCAACTGACCGTAATGGTAATCGCTACACAATTAAGGGACTTTCATATTACGATGCTATCGTATTGGATAATGCCAAAGCTGGTATCTATGTCAGTGCCGTTCCTGCTTCATCAACTGGTTCTGGAAGCACTGGTAAATAGTCAGCACTTAACAGGGGGCTTGACAAATGGACTATGAAACATATATCAATCTAGGTTTCAAAAAATTAGATAAAGATTCATTCGAAAAAGTTGTCACAGATTCGGAATTGCTAATCAGTAATGTGGTACATAATTATTATGATTCACACGACATCAACGATGATTTAAACTCCGAAGACATTTTCACAAAATTCAAAGCCACTCAATACGAAAAAGCCATTTGTGTTCAGTGCGAATATGCGAACGAAGTCGGTGGTTCAAGTTTGCTTGAGCAACAACAATCCAACTTATCTGATGTAAGCATTGGCAGAACTCATTTATCGAGATCAAACAGCCCTACAAATGCGGTTACTTATGCTAATTCTGGTGTTTATCTACCAGCGTACGCATTGTTAAGTAGTACGGGGTTGCTATATTGTGGGGTCGATAGTCATTAAACTGCCTACGATCCCTAAGAGCATGGCTAACCAGTCTGTTGTATTGCAATTGAAGACAGGGCAAACCGACGATTGGGGTAAAGATGAATATACAAAAATACCGATTACAAATTGCGTGGTTCAACCACAGACAATTTATTCTGGAGATAGCAACAGCAGATCCATAGTTGCCAATGCTATTGTCTATTTTTATGCAAACGTCACTACTCCAATGCCTGTCTTAAACCGCAAACATGTAGGATCTATCATTACATTTGAAGGTCAAGATTTTACAATCAATCAGATTGTAGATAATCGTGATCCGTTCAGTAATGATGTATGGTCGTATGAAGTCGAGGTTATATAAATGGCAATAAGCGTAAATATAAACCTTAATGGTTTGAACAATTTAAATGGTCGTATTGATGATGGTCGTAAGTGGGCAGCCAACCAAGCGTTGGAGGAAATGAATGATTTTGTGCCTATGAAAAGAAGCCATTTACGGGATAGTGGAACGATTGATGATAATGGTTATACTATTCACTATGCAGAGCCGTATGCACATGCTCAATTTATTGGCTTGATAGATAATAAATATCCAATAAAAAATTACACAACTCCAGGAACTAGTAAACGCTGGGACTTACGATTGAAGGGTGATGCTATGAAAATGCAAAATGTAGAAAAAGCACTTATAAACGGGGCGAACTTACGTGGATCTAATAAATAGATTATGTGATGCGCTAAACACCATTAAGGATTTACCTATGAGGGTCAAAATTGGTTATATGCAACCCGATGACACTATTGGCTTATATCCCTTGCCAGGCTCGTCAGTTATTAGTCAAGACTGGGCTAACAATCAAACTAAACGAATGAATTATGAAATTGCTATAAGAACGAAAGATTCTGAACTAGCTAACGATTCATTATGGAAAATATCTAATTTTTTGGAACAAAAAAATAGCATTGAAAGTTCGGACGATAGCTTTCAATTTGAAAAGATTGAGCAGACGGGACTACCTAGCGTGTCGGAACAAGACATTCAAGGCTACACCGTTTATATGCTTGACTTTTTTGTAAATGTCGTCACAAATATAAATAAGTAGGAGTATTAAAAATGCCAGCAAAAACATTAACTAGACCCGAAAACTGGGTCAACAAATTCGAAGTAGATACTAATGGCGGTCAAGATCCAGTAGCAGACGCAGAAAAAGCTAGTTGGGTACCTATTTCACAAGGATTATTAACTGCAACACCTGCTTCTAATGAAACAGCAGACACACAATCATTCTGGAGTGATAAAGGCTTTTCTGAAACTGATATCACAGGTAAGCGTGTGACATTTGCAATGTCATTCCAACGTGTTGTTGGAGATCCCGCACAAGATTATATTGCTTCCAAGTTCTTAGCAATGGGCGACCAATTACGCACATTATTCCGCTGGACTGATCAAGCAGGAAACACAGTTACTGCCAACGCAACTATGACTGTTATTGTTCCATTCGGTGGTAATGCTAATGCACGTCAAACAATGTCTGTCACATTCTCATTGAATGGAGTGCCTGTGATTGGTACTGGTGGCACAAATAATGACACTGGCGATGGAGCAAACGGTACAGCACCAGCGCCAAGCCAACCAAAACCAGTACAAGGTTAAACATCTACACCTAAATAATTTTATGATTAAATAGCAATAATCGCCTAAGAAATAAACAGTATTCGGCAAACGAAGGCGGTCTTTAAGAAAGGATTTTCAGAATGGCAATCAACGTAAATATTGATAATCAATTAGCACTTAAATATTCATTTATCGTAGGTGGTAAGCAGCGCAATTTAACTTTTGATGATACTTGTGCTTTGGAATTGGATCGAGTTCAAATTAAAGTTCAAAAGATTGTCGCTAAAGTGGACAAGCTAGAAGCTAAAGACGTAGAAAAGAAAACAGTAGATGAACAAGTTAAGCTAGTGTCCGAATTGTATAAAGAAATTCGAGAAGCTATTATTCCGTTTTTCGATAAGTATTTTGGCAAAGGTCAAGGTCAAGAAATTTACGAGTATGCTAACCATTCAACACGAGCATTAGCAACTATCTTTGGTAAGATTGCAAGCTACTTAGATAAAGTCGAAATTGCAAGCAATAAGAACAAGAAATAGGGTGCAATAGTGCTGTCATTAACAGAAGGATTAGACAATACAATAGAAACCAAAATAGGTCTATTGAAGGTCAATCTACCTTTTAACAATGTTTTGAAATGGTATGAAATTCTTGATAAAGACGACATCATTTTGACCGAAAAGTTTCGTATAGGCTGGAACTTATTCTTAGGTGCTGATACGTTGAGTTTTAATGATCTTGAAGATTATGAGGTATCGGCGGACGCTTTAAAGTCCATTACTGACTATATATCCGAAGATCCATATCAAAAAGTAAGTAAAGACGATGATTATAATGAGTTGGATCAATCAAATATCGAACCGACAAAATGGTTCAGTTATCAACAAGACGCAGAAGCAATTTATGCATCTTTTTTGTTTGATTACAACATCGACCTTCTGGATTCTATCGACAAATTGCGTTGGGAGAAGTTCAGAGCGCTTTTTAACAACTTGTCTAGTAAGTCACCGCTCATGAGAATTATTGACATTAGACAAACAGATACGAGTGAGTATGAAGGCAAGGCATTAAGCGACCTTGTTCAAGCACAACAATACTATTCATTGAATGATTCAAGCGTCGATTCGCTTAATCAACAGGTTAATGATATGTATACAATGCTAAAAAATATGGCGAAAAATAATTAAGATACTTGGTCAGAAAGGGAGTGAAATTAATAAATGTCAACAGAAGCAGACGGAACAATTAATATTGATCTTGTTTTAAACAAGGATAAATTCACACCCGACCTCGAATCTGCTAAGGCTTTAATCCAAAACTTTGGTTCGAATGCTGGGGATCAAATGGACAGTTCGTTCAGCGAAAATGCGTCAAAGGTTTCGAATAAAGCTAAAGAAACACATGAAAAGGTCAAGTCTGATTTAGGCGACAAAGTAACACAAAAAATAGACGCTGACGATAATCAAGCTAAAGAAGTTATTAAACGTATTAAGAGTGAAGAAGAATCACTCAAAAAGCCTGTGGAGGTGCGAATCAAGGCGAATTTTTCAGAACTAAATCAAAGCATTGGTTCAGCTAAGAATAAATTCACACCCGACTTAGAATCTGCTAAGCTCTTAATCCAAGATTTTGGTTCAAATGCTGGAAATAAAATGAACATTTCATTTAGTGAAAATGCGTCAAAGGTTTTGAGTAAAGCTAAAGAAGCACACGAAAAGGTCAAGGCTGATTTAGATAAAAAAGTAACGCAAAAAATAGATGCTGACGATAAGCAAACCGAAGAAGCTATTAAACGTATTAAGCATGAAGAGGAAGCCCTTAAAAAGCCCGTTACGGTACGAATTAAAGCAAACTTTTCAGAGTTCAAGCATAACGTTGGTTCAGCTATGGACAAGATCCGAGATTTACGTGATCAGTCAGTAAAAGTTAAGGGTGCATTTAGTGGAGCTTTCGGTGGTGCTTTCTTAGGCAATTTGGCTTCTAATGCTTGGGGTACAATTACCAGTCACATTAACGAAGCTAAAGATGCAATCGTTGAATATAACAACAAGCAGCAAGTTATGAACGCTACTTGGAAAACCTTAACAGGTAGCGCTAAAGACGGTCGCGCTATGGTTGATATGGTCAACGATATGTCTACATCACTTGGACAAGATGTTGATGTAACAGACGAATTGGCTCAACAGTTCTATCACGTTTACGACAATAAACCACAAACAGAAAAACTGACAAAGTCATTCCTAACAATGGGTGATGCAATTGGTATGTCTGGAGATAGATTAAAACAAGTTGGACTTGATTTTACACATACAATGTCTTCTGGCATTATGCAGCTTGGCGATTTTAACCAAATGACTGATGCTTTTCCAATGTATGGTAAAGCATTATTAGATTATGAAAAGAAGTTACAGCATAATTCTAGTTTGACCATGAGTCAGTTAAGAAAACAAATGTCGGACGGAAAGATTTCGGCACAAGATGCTGCCGCCGTATTCAATAGTTTGGGCGACAAGTACAAGGATTCAGCCGAAAACTTAATGCAAACGTTGCCTGGTATGACACGCAAGTTGAAATCACAAATACCAAAATTGTTTAATGATATGGTTTCACCTATTCTAAACGCTAGAAATCCTATCTTTGAGCAAGTTTCCAAATGGTCGTCGGATCCAAAGACTGAAACAGCATTCCAAAAACTAGGCACTAAAGTTAGTGGAGGAATGACTAAAGTCATGAAAGCGTTTGGAAGTCAAGCGGGTAATAAGTCATTGTCTGATATTCTCGATGGCTTGATTGGTAAAATTGGTAACGGTTTGGCAAGTTCACTTGATTGGATTTCTAAACACGCTAAAGCAATTACAGAAATATTCAAGGGTATTGGATCAATCGGATCTAACTTGACAATTGGATTTATTGACGGTCTAACTGGAATGTTCAAGGGTTTAACACATGCTAAGGGTGATGGCGTAAATGCCATTGCTGATGGTATTTCTAGGATTGCAAAACATAAGACGGCTATTCAAGTCATTGGTGCCGTGCTTGCTGGTATGTGGGCAGTATCTAAGGTCACAAACTACATTCTGAAAGTTCAATCGTTGATTAAAGTATTGGGAGCGTTAAAGAAAGTTGCTCTAGGATCAACAGTGGCGCAAGGTGCAGAAGGTGCAGAAGCCGGTGGTGCTGGATTGCTTGGAAAGATTGGCAGTTCTAGTAAACTTGGCAATGCTTTAGCTATTGGTAAAAGTATCGGTGGCAAGTTAGTAGCTGGATTAACGATCGCACTTGATGCATTCGATATTTATAAAGGGCTAACATCGAAGAGCCGTAATTACAAATTTACTGAAACTGGTAAAGGTATCGGTGGTTTAATTGGTGCTGGTATTGGTTTCGCTTTTCTTGGTCCAACTGGAGCAGTTATTGGCAGTATTTTGGGAAACCTTGCTGGTAAGTGGGCTGGTATTGCAACGCTTAAATTCTCAAATGGTTGGAACGATTGGGCAAAAGGATATAAACCTAAAGGAATCATTGCTAAAATTGGATTCAATACACATGAAGCTATTAATAACTGGAACAATATCATTGCTAAGATGGAACGTAATCACCCAATAATTTCTTTCGGGATTCGTGTTACAAAGGGAAGCATTGTAAGTGAGTTTAGCCTCATCAAAGATATGTTTAAGGTTTATTTTGGTATAAAGTCTTCTATTTGGGATATTCTTTCAGACGCAATCACAGGACGATTTGACAAGATCTTTCCAGATTTAAAGAAACGTTGGACTGGACTATTTAAGAGCTTTGCAGATGATATTAACAACATTAAAAATGCGTTCACAAGTGATAATTCAGAAACTCGCAGGGGTCAATCAAATACTCATGCTAGTAAAGGCGCTGTTTCAAGTCTTTCAGATCCAATGCGTGGCAATGGAGCTGGTAATGGATTTAATCCAAACATAAATTTGGGTACAGTACCCAGAAGAAGAAGTTCAGCTCCTAGAGTGTCAGCACCAAAGAGAAACCAGGGTGCAAGCACTGAAAGAACCATCAAAAAGGTTGCTACTGAAAGAACTGTAACATCTAAAGATGTTGCGAATGTCAAGGCAATGGCTAAGGCTATTGGGACGTATGACCGTGCTATTAAGACACTAAAGAAAGATGTCAGACACTTCCCAGCTTTAAAAATTGGTAACAGTGCAAAACAAATCAGAAAACAAATTTCATCAATCAAAAAGTATGATGGACAGATTAAAAGATCCGAACGTACCATGAAGAAATATTCGAAGACATTTTCGGGTGTTAACAAGTCGCTTAGATCTATCACAAGACAATTTACTTTGCTAGAGAAATTCAATAAGTCTTTTGGTAAGAAAGATGCTTTCAGCAAGTTAAATTCTGATTTAAAGACTTTACATAAGACTTTGAGAAAAAATGATATTGTCAAGGATTTCAAGAAACTTAACACAGGGTTAAAGAAAAACAATCCTAGCAAAGTAATTGATAAGATTAATCGTGAAATTAAGAAAAGCATACCTATATGGAGAAAGTTCGCTCGACAAGTCAATATAGTAAGCAGAGCGTTTAAGACGCTAAATACTTTCAGCAGTAGAATGAGCAAGACTGATCCTTTTAGAAAGCTCAATACCGATTTGATGCGCTTATCAAGGACATTAAAGAAATATGACTTCGGTAAGATGCTGCAAAAAGAGGTCAACGAAGCTAATAACGCTACTAAGAGAGCTAAGTTTGCTAACCAGTTCGATTCACAAGTTACAAAGATCATTAGAAAGCTAAGTAGTTTCAGAAGGACATTTATTAGAGATTGGGGAAATGTTTGGACAAAAGCTGAAAGCGAAGAAAAGTCAAAGACAAGTAGGCTAGATCCAACATTTTCTAATGAAACAAATAAAATTCTTAGTACAGAAAGCAAGTTTTCTAGCAAGTTCTTAAATACTTGGAGTTCATGGCTTAATTCAATGACTAAGTCGTTCAAGAGTGCTTTCGATAGTTTGCCTGGAATGGCAAGTAGAGAAATGAGTAAGGTTATCGCTCAAATTAATAAAGGCATTGGAAGTGTCAATACCGTTATTGGTGCTTTTGGAGGTAAAAAGCTAGGACTTGCAAAATATGCAACTGGTACATCTGGTACTGGCGGTGGTCTTGCTGTCGTTGGTGAGCAAGGTTACGAGCTAGCTTATGACAAGCGACATGGTATCTATCCAGTAGGTACAAAAGGCGAAGAGATTCGTTACTTGGATAGAGATACATCAATCATGCCACATGATATGTCTAATCAATTCATGTCTATGGTTGCTGGATTGCCACACCATGCAAGCGGTAAAGGCGATGCTAAAGGCGACATGATGGATTATTTGATTACTCACTTAGATAAGATCAAAAAGAATCCAATGCCGTTGCTAACTAAAACATTTAATAAAAAAGCTAAGTTTTCCGGAAGTGAGTTCGAACGTAAATTTGGACCAGCACTAGAAAAAGGCTTTTTAAAGGCTATATCCGAGCCGTTTAAAAAAGAATTAGCTGACATGGACTTTTCCATGGGTGGCAACTACGATCCTAAAATGATTAAGGCCGCTGCCGCTATGATGAAAGTTAATCCAAGTGATTCATTCATTAAGATGCTACAATCCGTTATCCAATCAGAATCGGGTGGACGTAACGTCATTCAACAAATTCATGATCAGAACTCTGGTGGTAATGAAGCTCGTGGTATCTTGCAATACACGCCACCAACATTCGGTTACTATGCTGTTCCAGGTCACAAGAACATCATGAATCCATTTGATCAATTGCTAGCATTCTTTAACAACTCCGATTGGCAAAGTTCCATTGGTCCTACATCAATTTGGGGACATGCTAAGATTGACTGGCTACATTCTGGACCACAAGGCCGTCCAAGATTTGGTAATGGTGGCTGGTCTGATAAAGAAGCTATTTTTGGAGAGATTCCAGGCGAACCAGAAGTCGCTATTAATCCTAATAGAAATAGTGCGGATCGCTTAATCATGGAAGCAATCCAGAAGCGTGTTGAAAAGAATCCTAACGGTATACTTGCAAGAACTATCAGAACGATTCACAATTCTAGAAACCAAGCATATGAGTTTGCTGGAAAGAGTATCGCAAACAATAATGCTGCGGTTGCAAGTGGAAACATTGGAATTAATTCTAAGAGTCTTGGCAATATTACGGTCAACACGTTGCTTGACAATGGTGTGATCGTACAAGGTACATATCCACTAATAAAAGCAATGCAAGCTAAAGAAATTAACTTACAGGCTAAGAAAGGCGGTCTACATTAATGGCTGAAAGTATTCTCGTTCAAAGATTAGACGGAACAACATATAATCTTGATGATCTAGGTATTCGTGTCATTAGTTTTGACCCGCCTAGTCCGAATTATCAATACACTTTTACTCAAATTCATAAGTTAAAAGCAACATTGACAGATACACAAGTACAGCAAACAACGATACCGCTAGTTGTAAGGGTTAAAGCTAAAAACGTATATGACTATGAATTAATGCGTCAAAGAGTTATGAAGATCTTTGCTGGCTACGAATCGTTTTATGTCATCAATATGCGGATTCCTACAATGCGTTGGAAGGTACGTGCGGAAGCGTTCGGCTTTCCAAGACAAGGGAACTTTTGGTATTCACAACCAATCACGATAAACCTTGTTTGTGGAGAAGGATTCGCAGAATCGACATTTACAACTGCTGACAATGATTTCACAGTTCCAAGTGGTTCGATGAGTTGGGGAATTGGCGTTCCGAGTGATGAAAAGATCACTTATAAGTTTGCTAATCAAAACAGTTTTAATTTCTGGAACTTGGGACATATTCCACTCAATGCTGATGAGCGACCAGTCCTTATTGAATTTAACGGCAATGTTGGATCACAATTGACGATAGAAAATAAAACCACCAATCAGACGCTAACTTTTAGTAAATCGTTGAATAGTGGCAATAATTTAAAGATTTATGGAATGAAACCCGTCTTAGATGGAGCGCCCGCGTTCCAATATAGTAGTCATGAATACCTAGATTTTGCAGTAGGAAAAAATGAGATTGTTGTAAGTGGAGCACAGAACTGGTCTATGAGCTTCACTACGAGATTTTATTATTAGGGGGTGCAATTATCTTATACATATCAGATTTGGTTGGAAACGTCGAACCATTGCTTGTCAGTGATGTTCATATAACACAGCAACTAAACACAGTGGAACAAATCGACTTTACAACGATAAATGTACCAGAGAACGAATCCGCATATAAGATGCTAAAACCTCGATCGATTATCACAGTCCCAGATACGGGCGAACAATATCGTATTTCTCAAAATGATGGAACGACGTTAGGCAATCAATACCAAAGGACTATCACGGGATTACAAGTCTTACAAGATCTAGGTGAACACATGGTTGCTTACAAATTAACAGGATCACAAAGTCTTGATAATGCTATGAAATTTATTACAAACGGAACAAAGTTCACGTATACAATTCATGACAGTTTTGATAATTTTGATTTTGGAACAGATGGTATCGGACAAGAAAAGTCGCTAAGTCTTTTCACTGATACTCTAATGAAAGACTACAAGTTTGAGTTCACGGCACATGGTTATCACATTGACATTTACAAGTCACTTGGTAGTCATGATAAGTTTGTTTTCTTGGCTGGGAGTGATGTCTATACACTTGCGGACACAGGCGATTATACAAAGATCAGAACACATATTGTTGGAACAGGTAAGACAACAGATACAAGTTCTGGAGGCGATGATTCTAAGACGTTATCTAGCACGATAACGGCTGAATATACAAGCCCTAATTCTAAAATATATGGAATTATTGATGCTGACCCTTTCAGTGATGACAATGCAACGACACAAGATCAATTAATTGCTGAAATGAAAGCAAGTTTACAAGATTACCCAGATATTCAATACACGGCTAATGTTAACAAGTTCGAAAAAAATAGCCCTATGAGCCAATTCAATGATTCAACGATTGGTAATTGGGGCTATTTACGTGATAGAAATGGTTTAGATGTCGAAACAAGAGTAATACAACGGGACTTATATCCACAAAGCAATCAAGAAGATACGTTGACATTTGGTAATTTTATTCTTGACCCTAATAAAATGATCGCTGAAATGCAATTTAATCGCAGTAGTGATAATAATACTATCAAGGAATTACAACAAAGAATTTCACAAGGTGGCAGTGAAAGTGGCAGTGGAAGTGGAAGTATAGAACAACAATTTACAATTACGAAAGTTGGTGAAGTTAATGACTGACATAGTCCAAATGTCGCAGAATGGAACAAGTTTCTATCCACAGACTCATGCAAAAGCTGTATTAGGACTTCCAGACTTTTCGTCCTTTGCAAAAAAAGGTGAAATAGTTACCGAAGGAACAATAGCGGCTAAGACGCCTTTATATAGAAGTACGAATTTATGGGTACAAAGTAAGAATAATTGGCAGAGTCCGAAGGATATGAGAACTGGCACTTCATTCCAATTAGATACTTATTTTTATCCCGATGATTTAAAGCATGGAATTTTTATAGGAATTGACAAACATTTACTAACTGATAATACAACATATCCCGTTGCTTATATGCCTTCATTTTCTGGATTAATTATCCCCGAAAATGTTGCTAAGTTTAGTGAAACTAATTTTTATTATTTTATGAGTAAAGAAGAAATTTATGCAGCCGTTATAGCTGGAAATTACATATTAGCTAATGAACCAATTGATGGATGTTCTTTAAGAGATGGAAATGGTGATTTAGCAGGAGATGGTAGTTGGAGTCGTAATAGTGGTCAAATTAAATTAAATTTCGGTATTAATACAGATGGAAAAATCGGAAGTTTATATGCTGACTTATCGTTACCATCAATTTCGTATTCTGGTTTAACAATCAATGTTATGGAGTTTCCAGTAATAGACGAAGTAATTGCAGTTTAAAGAAAGAAGGAGTGATAAATGACAAAAATAGCAAATATTAACCTTGACATTCGTAAAAATAAGGCAATTGATAATGAACCAATAGTTTTGCGACAAGGCGATTCTGATGTGACTATTGAAGCATCAATTTCTAACGATGGTTATCCAAATGTTGAAATAGACTTTGCAACTTTTGCAGCAACGAAACCCGATGGCACAATTATTTCTAATGACCCAGCCAACGTAAATGGGAACGTGATTAGCTATCCAATTAGCAAGCATTTAACTGATTCCGTTGGCAAAATTCATGATGCTTATTTCATGATCAATAACAAAATCACTACATCTGGTTTTGATATTTCAATAATCCCTAGCGCACAACTTGATAGTACTTCGGTTAACTACCTTCCAGGACTTGAGAATATCAATAAGTTTTTGAAATCCACCGAAGATGATTGGCTCGGAAGAATCCAACAAATGAAAGCTCAAATTGCTGGTCTAGATATTCCAACAGAATTCAAGTTGCTTATGGATAAGGCTTTGAGCGATGCTAAGGCTCAATATCAACCAATCATAGATGCAGCTCAAGAAAATGTCGAAAGCATTGCCGCTGATTTGGCATCTAAAAAATTGGATTTGGAAAATAACAGCGATGAATTAAATAAAACAATTGCGGATATTAAGGCACAATTAGCTTCTGTAAACTCATTTTTGGATAGCGTCCAGAAACAAATTATTGACGCCAACACCAGTTTTACAGCTGGACAACAAGCCCAAATCTCTCAATCAATTGCGGATAGCCAAAAGAAATTAGCAGATTCAATAGCTTCTATGCAAAGTGAAGCAGCTCAAACGATTACTGATACTAAGGCAAGCGTCCAACAAATTCAGCAAAGTGCTAAGAACGCCAATGATTCCATTCAAAATGCAGAATCGTATTTGAAATCAATTACAGCACTGCCCGAGACTTTTGCTAATTTATCGGCTATTAAAGCTAAATACCCAAGTGGCAAAAACGGTTTGATGGTAGCGGCTGATAATGGTCACAAGTATATTTGGGCAAACAATTCATGGGTAGATGCAGGTGTTTATCAAGCGGTTGGTATTGCGGACGAAACAGTGACACCAGAAAAGACCACATTTATAGATAATAGGCTAGATTTTGAGATAGAGATAGGTACAATCTCAGGTGGTGTAAATAATACATCTGATTCGTCTAAGCTAAGAACTAAATACACGCTAAAAAATCCACACGGTATAACGATAGTACGTAAAAATGAAAATTTGTTATATGGAGTATCTAAATATGTAGATGGCGTATGGGACGGTGTAGATTATGGTTGGATGAATGTCAACGAAACTTACATTGAGCCGGGAAAAGATGTCCGATTTAATATTAAAAAGGCTGACAATTCGGAGTTTACTTCGGACGAAATCAAAAATATTCACAATGATATTGAGGTTAGATTTTCATTTAGAATTGCTGATTATTATGATTTAGAAGATTTAAAAACCGAAGTTAGCGAGGGACTTTTAGAAAATAAAAATGTTAGTTCGTCTGAATTTGAATACGGTTCTATTTCTGGAAACACACAAAGTACTAGTTACCCAAATAGAGCACACTCAAAAGACTTTATACAATTAAATAAGAATGACAAAATTATATTCAACAAAGACAGAAATATTTTTAAGTACGGAGTATCTGTTTCTAACCTAGACGGGACATGGAACGGTATAGACTATGGGTGGATAAACGATGATGAATTTATTGTCCCTAATGACTCTATCGTGAAATTGATTATTAGTTATGCCGATAATCGAGATATTACTGAAAGTGATTTTAACGATGTAACAAATAATGCATTTACTATAGAAAAAACGTTAAAAAACATGGTTGAAACTAACACTAAACAACTAGCAGACAATGAGGAAATTACAGAAAAAAAAGAAGCAATCAACTCAATATCTGTAGAATACGGTAGATTAAGTGGAGCAAGCTATGTGTTTGCACGGATTCCAAAAATAACCAATACTGGAAAGAGATTGTTCCCTAAGTTAACTTTAACATCTAGTGATGGAAGTTTAAGCGGAAATAAAAGACCAGCCTTGCGCTATGCTAAGGATACTGATTCTATTTTTACGGTAAATGCGGGGCTATTCAACGTCTCAACGATTGAACCAGTTGGACAATTAATTATTGACGGTGTAAGTCTGGTCAATACACCGATGACAAGTGATAACGGAGTACCGATTAATCCTGACGAATGTTATCCACTTGCTATTGACGGTAATGGTGATTTAACTACTTATCCACACAATGCCGATACAGCCAATATGATTGCTGCCGGTGTGAAGTACGCAGTAACAGCTTGGGGCAAACTAGTGGATAATTTTGAAATAGCGACAACAGATATTGAGAATGAAATTGTCCACAACGGGCGCTATATTAGACAATCTATTGGACAATACCAGAATGGAGATTATTGCGTATGTACTGTTGATATGACAAGGGGTTCAGTAACTAATGAGGCGGGATTATATTATAAAGATTTAGCTCAAATATTCGTTGATAAAGGTGTTAAGTTTGCTTTTTCTCTTGATGGTGGTGGAAGTGCTGAAACAGTTTTAGGCAAGAGGCAACTAAACCCGATTTATGAAGGGTCAGAAGGTAGAGCGGTACCGACTGTTATAACTTTTGAAATTGATGAATAAAAAGGGAGGATACTAAATTACGATTTATTCGATTTAAAATTCTGATGATTAAGGCGATGACAATGCTAAATAAAATCAGAGATAACCCGACACATGCAGCACTGGCCATTGGCATGAGTTTTGATTTAAGCGAATTTTTAACAGAAGGGTTAATTGAAAGCATTAAAAATGGATTGATTCCATCGGATTTAGCAACTGTATATGCTGGCAATTATCTAGTAAAATCATTGATTACCGAAGCCCAGATTACTCAAGTATCAGATGCAATTACAGCCTACAAAGCTGTGCAGATAGCATCAGCAACACCAACAGCTTCAGTAGCATCTGCTGGAGGTTCAGTGGAAACGCCTACTAATTTAAGTAAGGAGAAGTCACGAGTCCAAATGAAATTTACATTAATGGAGAATGAAACAGCTTACCCTGATTTCTTGCAAACCAATGACGATAATTTCAAGTTGACTGCTAGTGAATTGGGGAAGATTTGGGATTTATTATCAAGTAACTATCTAGTTAATCAAGATGTGATTCCAAAAATTAGTTTCAAGCCGTTGTATGCAGTAAAAGACGATTCTACTATTTACAACAATTGGCTATATGATTTCGATACACTCGAAAATTTGATTAACTATTTGATCCTACACGGTTTCAAAGATAACGACATCATAAGAGCGGATTTCACTAATTATGAGATTTTTGAGATTGATGTACCAGAAACAATTTATTTTACAAAAGATTATATAAATACCGTAAATGCGGACTGGGCAAAGGTTGACAAGATAATTTCTGACTTACATTCCAGTCTTGCTTTTTATGGTTTCGAAAGGAAAGATAACTAAAAATGGACGAAAGCAGAGAAAACATTCTCAACCAAGATAGTTGGCTACCAGTTTCTCCAGATTCTGTTGGTGGATATTTAAAGATCGACTTGAATAAGACTGATTTAGTTTCATATTCACTTAACAAAAGATTCAGACAAGGTGAAAACGGCGCCGACCTTAAAATATGGTTCTATGATGGAAACATTCCTCATCAATTAGACCCAGCCAACTCTTCTGTAACGCTTTATGGAAAAGATTCAAATAGTAAGTACAAAGTAGTTTCAGCTCAACCAGATTCTGATTGGCAAAGTGGTCGGGTCGTTATGTATCTACCGTCACAATGCTTTGCTAGTGCGGGTCAATACAAGCGAATGGTTATTGAAGTCAAAAATAGCGATCAAGTGATTGCTACAATCAATTTTAGTCTTGATGTATTGCCAAACGATTTCTATAACATGAACATCGGTTCGATCAATTTCTCAAGTGAATTGAATAATCAACTGATTAAGGCTTTGAATGATGCTAACGAACAAGTTGCTACAAATGCTAATGCTGCCGATAATGCTACAAAAAAATTCCAGTCTGATTATGATTCACTGAGCCAAATTGCGGCGAATATTCAAAAATTAGTCAATGACAATAATGTTGTCACAAAATCCGTTTTTGATAAACACGTAGCGGATATGACTACAAAGACGTACAAGGCTAGTGAAATTAATTGGCAAGTGCCATTTACATCATGGAGTGAAGCTGGTGGATCTAGTTTAATTTTGCGTGATGGAGTTGTTGAAATGTCCCTTGTAGCAATAAATACTTCGCCAGGTGGCGCAACTATGTGCCTATTGCCTATGGATTGCCGTCCTCAAGTTGAAAAGGCTGGGGTAGGTATGGCAATGGATATAAACGGACATAATGCCGAACCCGTATTTATTTCAATTTTGCCAGATGGACGTGTGATTGTACAAGATACTACACACCCAACAGCTAAAATCGTATTTACTACTGCTTACTCACTAGCAATGGACGAAAGCGAAAAGAATAGCAATGATTATGCACCAATTGATGGCGATCAACCGTCAGTACCAAAGCCACAGCTAGTAAAAGATCAACAGTCAGTAACAGGTGATCCAGTTGTTGGTGTATATAAGCCAACTAATGTCTATGCACCTGATGGAACAATCGGACGTGCATTGACGGTTGGACAAACATATGCAGTTGATATGACTGGTACAATGAATGGTCGAAAAGTGTTGCGTGTTTCTACAAATGAGTGGGTTTATGCTGATAGCGTTGCGTATTCATATGTTGCATCTGGTGAAATTAAAGCAATTGGAAATTCTCAAACTGGCTACCGTGAAAGCGGACAACAATATAGTTTGGCTCTTACAGATGGAACTCCATATGTTATCGATCGTAAGATGGAAATTGCTGGTAAAATTGCTTACAGAGTTGCCACAAACCAATATCTAGATAGCTCAAATGGAACTATGGTCGATCCCAAGGACTCAACTGGTGATGGTGGTAGTAAACAGTCAGTAACAAATGAACAGCCAGTAACAGGTGATCCAGTTGCTGGTATATATCAACCAACTAATGTATTTGCATCTGATGGAACACCTGGACGTGCATTGGCGGTTGGACAACCATATGCGGTTGACATGACAGGATTCTTGAATGGCCGTAGAGTGCTACGTATTTCTTCAAATGAGTGGGTTTATGCTGATGAAGTCGCATATTCATATGTTGCGTCTGGTATAATTAAAACATATAAAGCTGGTCAAACTGGCTATCGAGAAAGCGGACAACAAACCAACTTATATCTTGATGAGGGAACTCCATATGTTATCGATCGTAAGATGGAAGTTGAAGGCAGAATTGCTTATAGAGTTGCCACAAACCAATACTTAGATAGCTCGGACGGAATACTTCAATAGTGTTCCGTTTTTTATTTTATAAATTTTAGGAGGTGAAATATAGATATGTATGGAACATTACCAAACGCAGGCTTTACCCAGTGGGAGTTTGCAATTGCACACATGGGAAGCAACACTTTATTAAACACGCTGTTTATTTTGATTATTGCCGATGTGATCACAGGAGTAGCAAAATCAATCATCAACCATTGCGTGGATAGTTCGATCGGTAAGAAAGGATTAGCAATACACTTCACAATCATTTTGCTGGTTGCTTTGCTTTATCCATGGTCAATAGCAATCCACTACCAGTGGCTAGGCGATTCAGTTTTAAGTTTATGGACTTTCATGTATGCAACTTCAATTGTTGAAAATGTAGGTCAAATGGGGTTGCCACTACCGAATTTTATTAAATACAGACTAAATAAATTTGGTCAAGACATGGAAACTCAAGAATCAAAGCAAGAAAATGATAGTGTTAAAGGAGATAAATAAATGAATTTTAATATCGACAAACAATACGAGTTGGGAGAAGATGAAGGATCATCTACACCCACAAACAACTTATTTATCATCTTGCACGAAACGACAAATATTGGTGCTGCCGCTAACGCAAGTTATTTCAAAAATAACTGGTCAACAACTCAAACTTATGTCCAATATGTTATTGGAGATGGTGGAAAGATCTTTCAAGTTGGTGCTGATGGCTACGAAGCTTGGGGAGCTGGATCTTATGCAAATGCAAATTCTCCTGTTCAAATTGAACTTGCTCGTACGACTGATAAAGGAACATTCAAAAAGGACTATGCAACTTTCGTAAATTTCGCACGTTATAAAGCTCAACAATTCAGCATTCCATGTACATTAGATGCTGGCGGTATGTATGATAAAGGAATTAAAACCCATTATTGGGTATCACAAAATATTTGGGGGACCCATGATGATCCAGTTCAAAGTTATTTAGAGCCGTTCTGGGGGATTACACAAGAACAACTGGCGCACGATATTGCGGTTGGTATTGAAGATGTAGTAGAGCCTAAGAAGACGTTTACTAACATTAATAATGTTGTCACTGTATTAAATGGCAATATTAAAGGCTATACGACATATAAGAAAGATGGTTCAGCCAATGCTACTACTAATATTGCCCCTAACACAGGTTGGATTTCAGCCGGTATTGAGATGATTAATGGTGAACCACATTATCATATTGGTGGAAATATTTACATTCCACAGTCAATCACAACCTTTAAAGACAAAGTGC